GTGAATTTCACCGGCGCGGATGGAGAGAGGTTTGTTTCGCTCGTTGCAAGCCGATTGTTGGTAAGGTCAATAAATAAATCGCGTGCCATTGTGTTGGTGGGTTTGTCAAATGCGGTCGGTGTAGTTTCGTGCAGAGTCGCAACAGCCCGAGATTTTACGCTGAGAGGACGGGTGGGATTGTTCAGCTCGTGCGTTTAGTGCCTGCGCAAACTCGGGCGTGTTCTCGCCGTTTGTTATGCACGCGCGACAATTACCGACAAATGGTTTTCCGCCGTAAAGGCCGAGAGCGCAAAATCTACGGCCCGTGTCTTTGCCAGTGGGGCGACTTTCATGTGTGCAAATCATGGGCATGCAATGGCGTTGATTTCAAGGTCGTAAAAATCGTCTTGAACCCAAACTCCAGTTGGTGACGAAGATGTTTTGTAAAACTCTCCCGACGATTGGCTTTGCAGTGCAAATATGCCGTTAGCCCCGAAAGGAAGATCAACTCCGAGTGACAGATTCCAGCCATCTTCGCTGTCCCAATCGCAAAGACTCACACGGTATAGAATGACAGACCCTGGACCGTTGCCATTAACGTCGTCGCTCCAAGTTACCTCGTAGCAATTAGAGAACGTGTCTTCGACTAGAACGTCAAGTCCCGCCAATTCGCTGCCGTCTTGCGGCCACACTCCGCCAGCAAGAAGGCACTCGCTGTAAGAATAAGAATAGCCATCAAAGGTAAGCGTCCACAAACCATTCACCACAGTGAGCAAGCCGTCGCCATAGCCGCTGCCGGTTCTCGGGTAAATGCCAGCAAAGGCGATGATATTCACTTCATCCGGCAAGTCCTCGGCTTGATAGGTGACTCCCAAAAGGTCCGCCGGATACGGGCAGCATTCTGTTTCACAGCACGCGCACGACACCTTGCCGTCCTTAATCACCACCGCGCCGCTCGGCTGTAGCTTGATGGTTGCCATGTCAGCACTCCTCCGTGGCGATCCACGTAAATGCGCCGCTCACGGCCCCGAGAACGTAAGTCCCAGATGTCGGCAGTGCGGGAATTTTCAACCTGCGTTGGGCGTGTCCTCCTTGGCCGGGGAAAGATTCGATAAGCGATTCGTGAGCGTCGAGCGCGGCAAAAACAAAGTTCTGCATCAGGTCGGTTGCCTTGATTGCATAAGGATAGTCCGACGCGGTTTGCCCTTTCGGCAGGAGCACCTTTTGCTGGAAATCGACTGGGAGCGTTGCTGCCATAGGTTATGCCCTGGGCAAAAAGTTTGTTGATCCCTCGGCAAACAAACGCGGAACATCTTGGTTGTAGGAAATGGCATACTCACTAAAGGAGCCAAAGTTTTTCGTCGTATGGCTCGCGTAGAAAATACCCTTCCCGACAGAATAGAGGCTGTATATTGTCGCGCTGCTGCTTCCGCTTGAAAGAAAAGGTTGTTCGGAAACAACGAAACCCTGCGCGGATGCGTCTATTATAAATCGCGTAAATGTAGAAGGACCCAGATTTATAGGCCCATCGTATTTTGTAAAAGAAGCAATGCCCGCAGAGGGTTGCACCTCTGTTACGATATTGATTTGCGGAGGCTCGAAAATTTGACTCAGCGAAACATTGCTTGGGAGCACTTTGGTGAAAATATAATTTTCATACAGATAATCGAAGTGCTTGGTTCCATAGCTACCTGTGAGCCGCGCGATCAGCCCCAGCCGCTCGATATTGCCCGTCGTATTTGTCCGCCCGTAGGACGTTACTCGAAACTCGGTAAACCCATCCTCGCGCGTCTGCTCCTGCGGGTCAGGGTAAATGTAAAGCCCGTCTATTGCAGGCGTCCCCTCGTCGTCCGGCAATAGGTTCCCCACCGCCAACTCTGAGCGATAGCGTGCCTCGTCTCCGCGTCGGCAAATATATGTGCGCTCAACCCGCACAAGCCCGCTTGGGAATGTCTGCACCGATCGCCCTGGGGCTGTTACAAGGTTGCGCGTGCCGTGGTAAGTGTATGCCATTTTAGTATGCTAGTGCTTGCTGTGGGAGTTTCGGTTCAATTTTTGCAACAAGGTTTTTAATTTCGAGCACAAGGGTTTCGAGAGGCTTTTGTTTGTCCTTTTCCATGTCCTTTTCCATGTCCTTTTTCGTCTTTCCGTCTTTGCCGGGCTTGTCCACTTCCGGTTGGCCGTCCTTTTTTTTGGACCTTCCAAATCTGTCTATGACTTCAGCCCTGCCTTCTTTTACGTCTTTGACTCTTTGCGAAAATTCGCTGCTTGTTTCGTCTTTTTGCTGCCTCAGTCCAAAGCTCTTTCCAATGTCGTACATGCTTCGCCTATCACGGCCTTTTCCTTCTCCGCGAATGCTCGATTCAACCTCACTCCTACGTATTTGCTCGGCGGTTCTTTTCGCTGCTTGAAATTGTCCCTTCTCGATTTGCTTCTGTCCGCGTTCTTCCAGACCGCTGATCTTGCTGCTCTTCTTGGCTTCGGCTTGAGCAATAGATTGAAGGAGCTTGGCCGAGATGGAGAGTTCCTTATTCATTCCTGCCTGTTCTTGGCGAGCGCGAGCGATTTCATCCGCAAATGATTTCGCTTGAGGCTGGCCCATGCCTGCGTCGATGGCCTGCTTTAGCGCGGCGTTGTAATCCTTTTTATACTGCACCGCTTTTTGCTCTTGCTCGTTTCCGCTGATCTTTGCCTTTAGTGATTGCAGGTCGAGTTCGAGATTTTCGCGGAGATCGGCCTGGCGTTCGGCCTCCTTGGCTGCTGATTCTTTTTCTTTTTCGGCGCGGACGGTCTTGATGTTGTTGATTTGCTCTTCGAGTTTCTTGGAAAGATCGAGCTGTTTGTTTAAGTCTCCGATCCCCTGAGTTTGTTCGTCGATTTTTCCAGCGATAGAGTCGGCATACGAATAGTTGCTCTCCAGCAGTGGCGTGGTGCCAGTTATCTCGCTGTTGAAATTCGACCACGCAGAGCTGATTCCGTCTATGGCAGGCTTGAAGTCTGAGCTTAAAGAAAATGCCGATCCGATTTCCGCTCCTGTTTCTTTCGCTTTTTCTCCAAGCTCTTCAATTTTTTCGGTGGAAGTTACAACGGTTGTAGCAACATCTTTTTGGCTCTCACTTAAATCCTCTCCTCGTTTCACGAGGTAGCTCATGGCTGATCCGAATGGCGTATATTTATTGAACGCATCGGCCATCATTTGATTGAATCCAACAATCGATGTCGTGACTCCACGATAAGATGATCCAAGCATTCCAGCGTCATTAGCGGCTTTGGTGTTGGCGTTAGAAATATCTTCCAGCGCGGCAACCGCTCCTTTCGTCGCATTTGTTAGGTCTTGAATTAGAGGAGTCAGGTATTTTCCGACACGTTGTCCGAATCCAGCGGCGTCCACTTTTTCCATGCTAGATCCTAAGCCATTCACGGCAGGAATAACCTCACTCAGCACGCCTGCCGAAAATGCCGCCATCTTCCCTTTTACGGCATCAATTGTTTCGCCCGCTGCGTCAAACGTCGCAGCGTTTTCGTTCATCACGCGTTCCAGCGATCCGACTTTTCCGCGAGCATCATCCAGCGCCGGTGAAAAGTTCGTTAGAAGTGGGAGCAACTTGCCGCCGAGTTTGTCGCCGAATACTTCAGACGCCATCGCTGCTCTCTGTGTAGGGTCTTGAATCGCCGCGATCTTGTCGGCGAAAATCTTCATCTGCTCGGTAGGTGTCTTTCCTTTGAGTTCTGCCAACGAAATTCCAAGGTCAGTCATTGCGGTGGCTTGTTTGTCTCCGCCGTTGGCCGCATCCTGCATGAAGTTTTGCAGTTTGTTTACAACGGTTCCCACCATCTCGGCTCCGAGTCCTGCGTTTTTGAAGGCGGTTTCCAATACGAGCAACTTGCCCGCTGCCTCGCCTGTTCGCGCACTGAGATCTGTAAGCCGTCCGCCAAGATCAAGCGCGTCACCAAATCCCCTAGCCACTGATTGCGCACCGCTAAATGCAAGGTTGATCGCCTTGTTAAATCCAGCGGCAGCGACATTTCCCAGCGTAAATGCGCCTGTAATTTTTGCAAATGACGAGTCAAATAATCCGCCAGCATTTTCGGATTTGTTGCCAACGTCCTGCAATTCTTTCCCGAGTCGATCAATTTTGGGCGCTGTGTCTGAAGCTGCGTCCCCCATCGACCTAAGTTTTTTCTCCATGCCCTCAAGCTGCTTAGTGCGGCTAAGAGTTTTTTGAAAATCGTCGGCGGACATCGCCGTTGTTCTTTGCTGCGTGTCAAGTTCGGCGAGTTCCTTTTGGACGTTCTTCAACGTCTGCGATAACCCCGCGTCCTTTGCTCCAAATTCGACTGTTACGTCCGCCATATATTAGGCTACTCAGTCAAAGTCTTTTTGCGCTTCTTCAGGATCGTCTCCATCTGCTTTTTCATTTTGGCGACTACGACCTGAGAGGCTTTCAGTTGTTCGCTTGGCGGGCAAATGCGACTAAGCCACGGCACTTTGTTTGTCATCAGCACGCGCGGGTTCGATGTATCCCCAAGGTGGTTTTCTATTTCGCCGGTGGCCTTTGTCTGGTCCACAACCCAGTCGGGAATCCCTCGTGTCATCTTCCCGCTTATGACTCGCGGAAGCTGCTCCGCGCAACGTGCCCATCCAGACTTTGCAATGCCGACGCGCTTGGCGACGCTTTCGATGTAGCCAGGCAAATCCCCTTCGGTAATGTAAAGCTTGTCGCCCCTGTTTCGCGTGCGCCCGTCTTTTGGTTTGCGATGCGCTTGGTGTATGGCTTTGAAGTCGTTCGTAATTTCAATCTCGCCCCACTTCTTTAAAAAACCAATCCGCTCCAGAATGATCTTGATGACATCGTAACGCTTTTCTCGCAATAATTTGAAAAGCCTTTCCCTGATTTTCGTGTTGCCGACATTGTCAAACATTTCCTCCAGCTTGCCGACGTCTTTGATGATCTTGCCAATATCCCTCTCAACACGTTCAATCCCGCTCTCCGGCTTCGTTCCAAAGGGCTGCGTCCGCCTCGCCAACTCGACGCAAAGCAGGCGAGCATTGAGAGCCACGCAATCGGGAATCGACTTCTCAACGATCTCGGAATAATCCTTCAAGATCGCTTCAAACTTCTGTTTGTCGAATTTAAATTTCCCCGCCATTGTAGGTTTTGTGACTTTTATGAGTTTTGTGAGTTTTGAGAATCCGCTCTATTTCGGCGAGCGCGTCAAAATCTTCCCTCTCATTGCTTCGCGTGTACACGCGCGGGATGCCACGAGCGAAAGAATCGGCGTCGAGAATTTGCAGCCCGGCAGCATACGGGATTTCCCACATGCACTCTTTGAACCCCCAGCCGGTCACACTCGCGAGCCTGTAAACGTAGGACGCGAGCCAGTTGGGGGATGCTACTTTCCCCCGCTCGGACTCGCTCCTGAAGCGTGTTGAGCCTTAGTCTCGGCAGCGTTCACCTTGTCCCACGCTGCGGATACGAGCGCGGAGAGTTCGTTTTGCTCGTCGATTGTCGTTAGGTTGTCGAGTTGCCAGCGGCGCACCGCCTTGTTAAACGCGATATGGTCGCTGTCCACGGCAAGCACGTCCTCAAGCGGTGCGATGTGCACGAAAGCAAATGCGGCGACAAACCAAAACTCGTCGCGCTTCTCCAGCATGTTTGAGCGAATGATGGAAATTGTGCCGGGTACGCATGGTCTGAGTTTCCACTTGCCTGTTTTGCGGGTTCCTTCACGCATGCCCGCTTCGCGGAGTACTTCGTCGTCTGTTAGTAGTTCGGTGTTCATAGGTTTTGGATGATTTGTTTCTTGTCTGCATCGGTTGCGTCTTCGCGGACGAGGAGTCGTTTGCCCTTGATTTCAACTTCGATCCGGCGCGGTGTGTTGCGAATCCAGTCCACAAGGACATCGCGGTTGGCGAGTGCGGCGCGGATGTAATTAAGCAGATTCTCAGGGTCGCTTTCGTTGAGTGCTTCGCCGCCCTTCGTCATTCCGGTAAAGACATCTTCGGCGCGTTGGCCTTTGGCATTCACGGCGTCAAGCCAAAAAACGGTTGATTCGCGCCCGTCTGATCGAACGGTTCGAGTGATCGGGCAAGGCATTTTGGGCAGAAAGCCCAGAGTCACGAGCGCCGTGGCGACCTTTAGGTTCGGCGTGTAAAAGTACTGCTCGCTGTCTCGTATTGTTTCGGTGTTCATATTTTAAAAAAGGAGACAGACTTTAGCCGGTCTGTCAGCGGGCGCGTGCGATCGGGTGTGCGAGAAATTACATGCTCGGGTATTGCGTCGCCTGAATCGTCATGGTGCGGAATGTGTCGCTGCTCTGCTCAGAAGAAACGCTGTCGACAACGATCTTGCCGCCGCTCACGCCGAATTCAGTGGTGGCATTTGCGATAGTCAGGAGACTGCCGACGGATGCTGTGGCAACTCCGCTTGATCCGTTGATTGCGCCTGAGATCGAAATGGTTGCGGTGCGCCCGTAGGTCGATATAGCGACGATGTCGCCATCTTCGTCCATGAGTTCAGCCTTTTGGCCTTGGACGGAACGATTGAAAGAGGAAAGGATGATGCCGGTTTCGGCGGTTGCGCCGAAAGTAACACTCGCGGCAGAGGATGAGGTGATGACAGATGCGGCCATACTTCGCAAAAAATGTCAACTCAGTTGAGGAACTCGGCAAAAACGACGCGAGTATTTCGCCCGCGCGCAATCTCCGCCTGCGTCGCGATCTGGGTCGGATTGTCGATGAATGCACGAACTCGCGTGCTGCCTTCGTAGTCGTACGCCCAAAGTTTGTTTTCGCCCGGCGCGAAGAAATAGGCCGTCACAGCATGCCCGGCGATCTTTCCGTTGCGCTGGTAGCCGTATTGCAAAACGCGACTGGTTACGCCCTGCCGACGAAGCCCTGCGTCCATTGCGATTGCGGTCGGAAGGCAGGCGTTCTTTTCCATTTCCATCCACCGCTCAGGGTTTGTCGGAGTGCATGCCGACAACGCGAGAAGCAGGATGGCGAGCGCGGCTCTCACCTTAAAGAAGTCCGGTGTGGACCGTGACAGATACGCTCCGCAGAAAGTGCCGGTCGGTTGTTGAGAGTGCAACCGGCCCGTCTCTCAAAACGCCATAGACGTGGCAGGATTTTGGCTCGATAGCGTTGAGCTTGTCCACGATCCCAAAAACATCGTGCGTCACGCACAGCAATTCTGCCCAGAGATCTTCGAGAGTTTGCGCGTTTGCGTCGTCTGCTTGGACGGCCAAAACAACGTCAATCGTGAATTGAAAAATCGCGCTGTTGGTAATCGACTCCGACTGCCGGGTTGCCTTTACAAAGCACGCTGGCAACGTCATTGCGGCGAAGTTCTCCGACGATGTGACAGTCAAGTCATTCTGAAATTCAGCCTGCAAATATCGAATGAAAGCGTCCGTGATTGCCTTTTCAAGCGTGCGAGTCGTAGTCGCAACCGCGCTTTTCGGTTCGGGTGTTGTAGAAAAGAAAATCATTTATTCACATCCTGGAGCGCGAAGTCCACTGAGACGGCATCCTGCGCCAACTCCGCAGAGACGACGCGGAAGCTGGCAGCGTCAATCGCCACCACGTCCCCTAGGTTAATTTGCTGTGTGATGGCGTTGTAGGGCGCGGTAATTACCATCGCAATTTGCGTCATAAATCCGCCGTCTCCGACGCTGTTCTCGCAACGAAATGTTGTCCGATTGGCCGAGAATGTAGAGCCTTGAAACGTGACGGTGATCGGTAGTTCCCCGAGGACGGCGGCAAAGTCGGCAGCAAAATAAGTGGCTAGGCTCACATTGTGCCGCTTTCGTCAAATTAACCCCACGCTCTTGCAGAGTCGGTGATATTCGCTGCCCCGCGTTGGCGTTTCCTTGCTCGTATTATGCGTTGCGTTTGACCAGTGGATGATGTCGCAGGGCGTCGCCACCGGATGCGTGTATGGCGAGCCTGCCACGCCACCGCAGTCGAAGTAGTTGTCGAATGTTTTGAACTGAATTCCGCTGCGCTGGAGTCCTTGAATCATTGCAATCATGGCTTCGTGCCAGTCGCGTCCAGCCATGCCGTCTTCAAGCATGTCGCCGATAATATCAGCCATTTCAGCGGCGTAGGCAGACCCTTTTGGAATGGCCATAACAACGGGTGAGACCATAGAAAGCCACGGCGTGAATGTGTAATCCTCTGCAACGATCTTTTTCGTGACAGCCACATCCATTTGCACCCATATCCCGCCGTGCTCGTGAAGGGTCTTGAATGCAAAGTAATCGCTCCAATGCGCAAACGAGCCGATGCCGCCGTTCGGGATGCCGGTGTGCGGATTGCCTGCGAATCCAACCGGCTGAACGTAGTCCTTCGGGACTTGGCGCACTTCCACTAAGTCGGGAACTCCTGCAACTTTTTGGTTTGTCCAGAGAACCGGCTTGTGCCCAGCGTCGAGTAAAAGCTGAAGCGTGAGTTTTTCCATCAAGCCAAGCTTCGGCCCGATCCAGACTGAATGCGTGGTACTCATTTGCGTGCGAGGACGGTGAGGCCGTTGCAGTTCTCGTAATGCTCCGCGATCTTCCAGTGTTCGTTGTCACGTAGGAACTCTTGGATTGCCAGATTGATTCCGGTTCCGTTGTCTTCGCCGACAACGCCAAAGGCCACCGTGTCATGAAAAACGATGTATTTGCGCGCCTGGTTGCCGTGCTTTTCGAGCTCGCCTTTCACCTGTGCGTAGGTGTGAAGCGTATCGATGAAAAGCAGGTCGGTCGGTTCGATTGTTTCAGCGTCGAGCGTGCTGCCCTGCTGGAATGTCCAGTCGATTGCAAGCTGCGAGCTGATGCCGTGCACGTTGAAAAAGTCATGCAAGTCGTAGCTGCGGAGCTTCGTGTTTGGCTTGTTCGAGAGTCCGTGCAGAAATGAGTAAGTGGACATACCTGTGCGGACGCCGAACTCTGTGACGTGTTCGCATTGCCGCGCGAGCTGTGCAAGGCGGAGCATATGCTCATTGATGTCGCCTGCGATGGATCGTGAGCGGTTAAATATGTTAATGAGTGGCCACTGTGAAACGAAAACATTCACTCCGTATTGATAGGCACGCTCGGAGTTTTGAAGGTCAACGATGGCGTCAGTCGGGCGCGTGCCGTTCATCGGGTGATCGTGCTGCCATTTCAATCCCTTCACCTGCAAGACAGGCGCTTCAAGCTGCGTGCGAGTCGTGAAATCGTTGTCGCAAAAAACGCCGTAATAATTCGGATGGAAAACGTATCCGCGCTTGTTGTAGAGCGCACGGGAGAGAACCGGATGGCACATGAGGCCGTCTTCACGGAGCGAGTCCGGCACGTAACATGCCCACTCTTCACTGCCTGCGGGGAGTTTTTGCAACTCTTCATCCCATGCCTGCGGCGGTGTGAGGTCGTCGGCAATGACGACGAGGATGTCGCCGTTTGAATTGGCGGCAGCAGCGTTCCAGTTTGCAACGCTTGAGGATGCCCAGTCAGGCGGAGGGACGCTGAGCGCGGCGGTTTTAAATTGCAAGTGCGACTCTTTATCGTCCGCCTGTATGCCGAAAATGTGTTCGACGTTCTCGGGGTTTGTCGATCGCTCAAACCATGTCTGTTTCGTGGCTAGGGCGCGGTCGGGTGTGTTTCGGGTTGCGTGTATCAGGCTGATTTTTTTCATAAAGTTTTTAATTTGATTTCAAATTTTACAACAGGGACTTGTTGGATTTTCTTTTTTTCTTCGACGATCAAAACAGGATGCGCCCAGTTGAGGTTTTCGCCAATGTTCTCGGGATCGTTAAAACCCTGAAATGATTCCATGGCCTCTTGCCTTAGTAGATCTTCGGCTTCAGCAACGGATTTAAAGGGTCCGCGAGCCTGATGGAATGCCTCCCCCATATTTTCAAGGTCAATAATCCAGAATTTTTTTTTCATTTTTTGGTTAGTGTTTCAAAGATTTTCTTTGCGCGTTCGCGTTCGATTGGATCGTTACACCGTGCATGCGTGGCGTCAATGGGAATTGGCTCAAAAGCCGGGTGATGATGAACGAAAACAACGTCACGAGCGTCCACAATCGCGCCTGCTTTCTCGGCACGAATGGTGAACTCTGCGTCCGAGAATTGGTTTTTGAAATCGGGGTAAAAGAGTCCGTGCTTGTCATAAAATTTCCGTGTGCAAATTGCCATCGGCAAGAGTTCGTCAGTGCGGTATCCGTCCGATATGCGGAGAATCTTCTCGGCATTAATGTCCAAGCGACTTTCAAGCATGTCATCCCAGCCAGGCGGGCACTCAAAGTCGTCTGAGAATTGCACGAGGATGTGGCCTGTGCTCACACTGGCAGCCAGATTCCACGCTCCGACTGAGCCGCCGTCCGTCTCTTGGCAGACCCCGCAGAAGCGTTGCAAAACGGCTGCGGAGGCGTCGTCTGAATCGACCGCAAAGATGTGTTCAACGCGCTCCGGCTTGTTTGCGCGTGAGAGCCATAGGTTCATGTTCTGAACCGCTTGCAACGGCCTCCCGCGCGTGGCGTGAAGCAGTGAGATGCGCGGGCGCGGAGCGGCGTTGAGAACCTGCATTTCGAGATTGAATGCTTCTTCCTTCCGGCCTGCCAGCCTGAGCGCCCAAGCGCGGAGTCGCTTGGCTTTGACGCCGTAATACTCGGCCTTGTGCGTCCACTGCGTGAAGGAGGGGACGGGGATCTTCTCCATTTCGTCGAGAAGCGCGAGAGACTCAACCGGCTTGCCTTCGTCGAGAAGGATGGACGCTTCCAGCGCGACGGCTTCGCGGCGTGCGGGGTCGAGTTTGCGCGCGGCCTGAGCAAAGCGAAGCGACGATTCTCCGTCCGTCATGTTGCTCATGTTCATCAGCGTTTCGTACTTGTGGACGAGATCGAGGTCCTTCATCGCGATGGCCTCCGCGCCGTAGCGCAAGGATAGGTCGCGCTGGCCGGTAATCATTTTTTCGTAGTGGAGATAAAATTTCCAATGCGGTGCGAATTGATCCTGCCATTCCAGAATCCGCTGGTTGCGCTCGTTGCTCTTGCGCTGGCCGAGTGGCGGCATGTGATGGATTTCGAGATCCCGCCGCATGTAAATCTTGATTGTCTTTGTCGGGTGGACGTTCTCATGCACCGCCCGCCACCAGTACCCGGTGCGGTATCGAAAGAATCGCTCGCGCGGTGCGCGCTTGTGCTGCTCGGGGATAACGTAATCACTGAGTATCCAGTCACACTCTGCTGGACAATCGCGGAGCGCCTTCAGCGTAGGCTCAACCATGTTGTCCTGGAGCACGTCGTCACAGTCCGCCCACATAACCCAGCCGCCTTCGCCGGTCAGGTCGTAGGCTTTTTCAAATGCCACATTTCGCGCGGCGGCAAAGTCATCGAGGTGCGGCCAATGGCGGCAGAGTGGTGAGTTGCGATATTCGCCGACGTGACAGCCGAGGCTCTTTGCAATGTCAAGAGTGGAGTCGGGTTCAAGTGCTCCGACGGCGCGGATGATGACGACATCATCACAGATTTTTTGCAGGGATCGGACGCACCGTTCAATGCGCTCGGCTTCGTTGCCGCATATCAAGCCTGCGACAAGGCGATTTTTTTGGTTCATGTTTCTGCCAAGGGAGCGATGTCAAAAGGGCAACAAAAAACCCGCTCCTTGCGAGAGCGGGTTTGATGTGAACCGTGATCTTTTACAGGCCGGTCGTGATGCGGATGATCGAGGAGCCGTCGACAACCTTCTCGGATACGTGCTGGCGCACGCGGAGGATGTTCGAGCGGCGGGCTTCGTCGCGGTAGGTCTCGGAGACGAAAGGCACTGGGCTATCAGCGCCCCAGAGGATCGTGCGTCCGAATCCACCGGCTGCGAACTCACCGCCAACTGTGTTAGCGAGTGCAAGGTAGCTGTCACCCCAGACGAATCCGCCTGAGTAAGCTTGGCCCTTCTTGGCAGTGTTGCGAGGAGCGCGGCCAACGAGGACTTTTTCAACGCCGACTGCCTGAGCAACTTCTTGCTCGGAGAGTAGGCGGGTGGAGTTCGTGGCGACTACGCCGAACATTTGATTCTGCACCTTGGTCGAGCGGCGGACGCGCTCGAAAAGGACTGCGGACATGATGAGCGTGTTTGGGAGCACGCCATATTTGGCGAGTTCCAACTTGCCAGCGGCGACGTCGGCCGGAAGGTCGAACGATGTGATGTTGGCTTCGGTGTAGGCGGAGGTTGCACCGGCGGCAGAGATGGCTGTGAGGCCGTTCGCTGCGTAGGTGAGCGAGGCAACACGAAGCTCGTGGCCAATTTGGATCTGGCTGAGGAGCATGTCGGCAACGGCAACCTCAACGTCCAAGAAGCGGGCGAGGTCGCGCTGAGTTGCGTCGGGAAGGACTTCCTCCAAGCCGTACTCGGTAGTGGCGAAGGTGTCCGATGTGAACTTGCGTCCAACGCGAGGATAGGCGGATCCAGCGGCGATCTTCGTCGCGTCGTCGTTAAGTGCCTCGGATGCGCCTAGGTTGATTTTCAGATACTCGCCCGAGCGAACGTCTGCAACGTAGATAGGCATGACTTCGGCGCCGATGAAGAGGTTTTGCTTGTTCGAGCGGCCCTCGTAAACGGCCTGTGCGATGTCTCCGCGAATTGTGGTGGTGGTGAGTGACATGGTAGTTAGTTAGTTGAGTGTTTCGATCAGGCGCTTAGAGACGAACTGCAAACTCGATGATGTCGCCGGTTACGCCGGAATTGATTGCGGTTCCGAGAGTCACGCCAGACGTGACGAGCGTTCCGACAATCACTCCGCCGGTTGTGGCGAAAACCGAATTGCCAGCGGTCACGGGACCAGGCGAAACGATTCCGAATTGAGTTGCCTTGAAGAGTTTCACTTCGCCAACGCCAGCGGCTGCCACGTCGTCTTGAAGGACGCCGATGACTTCGGAGGCGGTTACGAGTGCGGCGGCTGCGTTGTCGCCTGAGCAACGGACGAGCGTGTTACCTGAGAGCGCGGTCGCGAATGTGAACGAGCGGAGTGGGATGTCATTTTGGGTTGCCATATTGTGAGGTGATTAGAGGTTATTGAGTTGATTGGAGTCGCGAAGGGCGATGTATTCAGCAGGGTGATTCAACATCGCGAATTTGATTGCGGCGGTCTTGGATCCGAGTTCTGCGGTTTTTGTTTCGATCAAATTTTTCAAATCAAATTTGACTTCGGCAGGAACTTCGGCGGCAGCGGATGCCTTCATGGGAGCTGCGCCAAAGTTTGAAATGATCGTGTCGAGCTTGGCTTCGAGCTTGGACATTTCAGAGTCTTTCATTGGCTCGTCCTTTGGCTCTTCGGGAGCGGCTTCCATTGCCTTCTTGTAATCGCCAAAGGCGGATTCAAGGGCGCTGAGACGGGAGACGATGTCGGCAATGCTCACTTCGTCTTCCTTGGGTTCGATTTCGATTTCGGGTGTGTCTTCCATTTGCTTGGAAATTTTGTCAACTGACCTTGCTTCGAAGCTGAAGAGGCCGGTGGGATTCGCTGCGGGTGTCTGCACCAAATCGGCGGAGTAAAGTTCCTCGCACGATGCAAAACTCTTGCCGCCGATGTCCCGCACGGGCCCGCTGAATGCAATCGAGATGCCGAATGTGTCGGGAAGCTTCTCGGCAATTTCCAAAACATATGCGCGCCGGTCTGCGTTTTGCAGAAGGTTCAAATCTCCGAGGAGTTTTTCTCCGACGATGCGAAAGTTATCGACAAAGCCGATGATGTCTTTGATTCCCGCACCGTGATCGAGATTGACTTTGACGCCGCCAGCGTAGGTTTCCGCGCATGCCTTAACCTCGCGCAATGTTTGCGCGTCCACGTAGAGTCCGTGGCCCTTGGCCTCACCGACTGATATTATGGAGACTGCTTCTATGACGTCGCTCATGCCGAGGCGACGATGTCAAAAAAATCAATCGTCGTATTGGTCAACGATGTTCTGCAAAATCATTTCCTCAAGCGCGGCCTGTGCGAGTAGCAACATTTCCGCTTCGTCATCTTCGCGGGAATATACGACGTCGAAGGAACAGGAAATCGACTGCCGCACGCGATTGGCTGAAATGTTTTGCACGTTGCCCTGCAAGTAAAATTTTTCGCATGTCGATACATCCGCAAGCCCACTTCCAGACAGGAATGAGAAGCCGCGCACGCTTGCGGTTGTAGATATTGAAATCCCGGCATCTGCGGTGCTGAGTTTCGCAGATACGCCGCGCGCAATTTCGACGATTACTCTCTGCCCGTGCCGATAGAATCCACCCGGTAAGTCACGCCCGCTTACAATCGGCGGCAACGGCGGTGGCGGCGTAACTGCGTCCGGGTCCAGAAGCCCTTGGATGCCGATTGAAAGCGGCGTCGGGCTTGGTAGCAGGCCCTGCGTTGCGATGAGCAGGCTGACAAGCATGGCCTAGACTCGCGTGACGGTTGTGCTAGTGACTCCGTCGCCGGTTATGTTTTGCGAGACCGCGCCAGCCGCTCGGCTGGACGGTGTGACGGTCAACGCGCTGCCGGATTTCAAGCCGTGGATGAGGTGGATTTCCTGCAATTCAGGAACAGCAAATGCGGTCAGGACGCCAGCATCAAAAGCACCTGAGACGATTACGCCGGTCTGGAATTGATGGACATTGGCGGCGGCATGATGCTGAGCGTTTATTGCCAATTCGTTGTTTGCGTTAGTCGATCGCACGATCCGCCCGCCGTAAGTTCCGCTCGTTGTGTGCCCGCTCGTGGCTTCGTCCCAGACTGCATCCGCAATGCCTGCGGTGGTAGCGGTCGAGAGATCGTTTACCAAAATTTCAGCCGTGCCATTCCACGCGATGAGTCCGCTCGAAAGCGGAGTTACGCCGGACTGGTAGAAAACAACCTGATACGTGCCAGCCGTGATAGTCGGCATGTTGGCTGAATAAAACCTTGAGCTTCCAACTTCCGCGCATGTTATCGCGGATCCAACTGCTGCGCCCGTCTGAAAGAGTTGCGCGGTGATCGTAAGCCCGCTGGTTGCCTGTGCTGTGTTGAGTTCGTTCGCCATATTTTTAAGAAAGTTCGGACATTGCTGCAATGACTGCCGCGTCAAAGGTCACTGGTGGCATGGGCCAATCGTTTCGTGGGCTTTGGTCTTGCGCGAAAACTGCCAACACGCCTTGCAAATAGGCTTCGAGCGCGTCAAGTTCCGCGCATGTTTTGTTTGCGGCCGTCAAATTGATGCGAAGGTAGATGAGAGTCGGCTGGTAGTCGCTGCCGAGTCCCACGCTTTCGAGGTGTTCGAGCGCGGTTACGCTTGGCCGGAATACTGAAATGTAATTCGCCACGGCCTCTTCGACTTCCGCGCTTGTTGCAGTCGCAGGCAATACCAACGGCTGACGACTTGGGTTGTAGTCATCGGATATAACGATTGCGATTGGTGAGTAAGCTATTGCCATTATAGTAGAGCAGAAATTTGCAGAAAAACTATACCACCGCGAGGTGCGCCAGTTTGAATAGTTGTTGCGCCTGCGGTCAGTGTAGGCCATGTTCCGAATGTCTGAGAAACCAACCTCCAGCCTCCAGACGCTGTTGCTGAGCTTGATATTGTCGCCAGCGTTGGCGCACCAATGGCAAATGCTGCTGCGAGTTGAGGCGCGCCACTCAAATGCTGCATGGTGATCGCTGCGCTTGAATTAGTCGCCATCCAGTAAGTTGTTTTTTCGGAAAGATTAAAGTCCGTTACATTGTCGGAAATTACGCCGGAAGTCGCACTACTCAAACTGACAGTTGTCGCAAGAGGTGCGCCGTCAGGCTCGCCATCGGCTGATGCGTAAATTGCTAACTCAACCGATGATGCGGCTACTCCAGTCGTTACACGCGCTCCAAGTTCGTCGACTGTGATAGCCCGCTGAACTGTGAAAGGGTATAAATAAATCGTGTTTGCAACCATCGCTGCGCCTGCGCCAAGGGTTCCATAATGGGGAGAAATCCAATGGCCGTTTGCATAGAGGTTGTTTGTTGCACCGCCTGATGGCGCGGCCCACGTCCCATCTGCGCGAAGAAAGTTTGACGTCCCTCCGCCGGATGATGGCGCAAGGCCTTTTAAACTCGAGGTGAACGTATCAAGCAATGCGGTCGCTTGCGCGCTGGTCAGGTCTTCGGGCGAGCCACTTCCGGCCGTTGTCCGGCCTTTGATTGTGGCGGTTGCAACGTCTGCGAGTTTCGCATTTGTTACGACGCCGTTGTCGATTGTCCAAGTTGCTCCGGACGCGGAGACTGTTATGTCGCCCTTGTCTCCGTCTGAAATCCCACCTCCGCCGGTGGATGGTTGCTGGATGTTTGCGCCGATCATGCGAGTAAGATCAAAGCGTTTTTCTCGGTGGGTTCGGGAAATTTGATTTCAAACGACCCGTCGAAAACCGAACGGTCAGCGCCGAAATTCAACGCGCAGATCACGGAGTTATTCTTCGATGCGTTGTAAATGATCGCGCCGTGAGCGGTAAAGGATGCGCGGTCGATCTTCAGGTCGTTGAACGTCACGAACGCGCTGCGGCCTGCCATGCCGTTCTTGAAGCCTGTGAGCACGTAGCCGCCGCGATCGTAGCCCGGCCCGCTGACTTCGCCCGCTTCGGTGTAGTGCGCGAGTTCCGGCCCGATCGTTGCGCGGCTTGTATAGAGCGCGATCTTGTAGGTGTCGGTCGATTGGTGGATGCCAAGCAAAAATGCTTGCTTGGCTGAGAGTGCGATTCCTTGTGCGATCATTTTGTTTTAAGTTGTGCGTAGCAGACTGCTGCGCGTTCGGTTGTGTCTGGAAATTCTGCGAGCATGGTGTCATCCGCCATACAGCGAGCGACGAAATCCTTTTCAGACTCGCCCCCCGTAGGGGACGGAATGACAAACTCGGTTAGGCTTGGAAGCGATAGGCTGGCAACCCGTCCGTGTGCGTCGCGTTGGAATTTCATGTTGAGACCTTTCTTGGCCGCTTCCTTTGCGGATATGCGCCGTGCCTTCGCCGCTGCCCATGTCTGCCCAGCGTCACCGCCCCACAATGCCCATGCAATGCGGCCTGCGGACGGAAAGCCATCTTCGCCTGGTTGAAAACCTTGCCCTTTTTTATCAACTTCGTGCCGCGAAAAATATGAGTGCATCCGCTTCACAGTTTCGTCGGAAAGATTTTCGCCGTTTGAGATGTCGCGAGCGCGTGCGACTCCAACATTTGTACCGCCGCGATTGTATTTTGCACGCCACTCCAATCCCTTCTTGGCTTCGGCGATCATGCCGCCGGTCGGCTTGTTTTTGCCGTCCTCGAATTGCAAGGCTGCGGCCTGTTGCGGTACGGGTGTGGGTGCTGGCTCTGCGTTGATGATCTGGTTTGCGCTCGCCTCATCCATGCCGAAAACGGTGCGGAGTATGATGCCGACTTGTTCAGGTGAAAGCTCACCGCGACCAAGTGATGCGAGGATTCCCGAGAGCGCATCCGTGCCACCGATGCCGATGGTTTCGATGAGCGGAGCAACCTCGCCAATCTCAGGCGTAATGTCGATTGCTGACTCAGGTACCGAATCGGAAATACGGCTTGCTTGAATGTCAAACTCTTGTCCCAGTTCCTTGATCATACCGGCCTCCTTCGCCCTTGCGCGAAGTGCCTCTTCGTAGTCCTCGCCTGCGTCTGCGTAAATCTGGCCGGCTGTTTTCAGTCCCGCCTTCCAAAGCGCGATGTCGGCTTGCGCTTCGCGCCCGTAGTCGATGCTGACCTTTGCTGGCCAGCACCAGCGGCCATCGAGCAAAAATTCTGAGTCTTCAATCTTCCCTTGTGAAACGCCGTCGAGAAGGACGATGTTCTTGATGCGGTTGAGAAACTGTGATTCGAGAAGCCCGCGCCACCGAGCAAACGTGCGCTCGGCCATAGCTGCTTCCATGCGTGCCATCGGCCCGCTCTTGTCTGCGTCGAATGCGAAGCCGTAGGGCAGGCCGACTGACATGCAAATGTGCGACTGCACAAGCCGGATGAACTCGCCGAACGCTCCGCCCGGGCGCTCGCTTTGAAACATTTCCATCTTCTCGCCAGGCGAAAGATAATTGATCGCGCCGGGGTCGATGTTCGAGAGCTTCTCAGTTTGCCCGTTATCATTCCGTGAGCTGGTCGCGAAGTAGTCGGATGCGTCTGCCGATCCGTTCTCGGTGGTGATAACGCCGGTTTGGTAGCTGGCATACTTGATCGCTTGGATTTCGGCCTTCAACGCCTCTTGCAAGTCCCGCGCGGCGTTCAGCGCCGTGGCAAATGCGGAGCGCCCGCGATATTCGTCGAGCCGAGTGGCGTCGAATAGGTGGATAAACTCCGCTGCGTCGATATCGGTCGGGTCGAGGTATTGGTTGTTTATCGTGCGGACATATATCTGGTATTTCTCCGGCCTGCCATATTCGTCCAGCATGATGCCGCCGATGTATTTGTCCGAGTCGATCAAACGGTTGTATGGCGAGCCGATGCGGTCGGCTTCCACGCTCTGCAATCGGAGTTCTCCGGCTTCGCGGACGATAACAAACCCGCAGTCGCCATCGCGTAGGATTGCCATGACAGCGAGCTGAAGCAGGCTGGTGAAATCGTGCCTCCGTAGGAAATCGCACTTGCTGCACCAGTCGGCCCAGTATCGCTCAACCTGCGCGTCGAGGTCTTTGTTTCCGGTGCGGGCTTGGTAGGAGAGTCGGCCCGAGACGTAGGTTGCAAATTTCAGTAGTAACGAGCGCACCGGTGGGAAGTTGTCGGCAAGATCGCGAGCCGCGCGGATGAGCTTGTAACGCTCGGCTGTGCCGCTCGTGTCCTCGCCTCCGGCGATGTTGCGCGAGATCCCGCGCTTGCTGGATTCCAGTGCCGCGTCGAATCGCCCGAAGTTGCGCAGGCGGTCTTGCGCAATCATGCGGGCCATTGCGGCCTTCGGTGCGACAACGGCCAGAGCGCGAGTAAAAAAGTCTTGTTTCATGTATTAGGGGCGCTGTGTCGAAAAGGCTGATACGGTACGCTTCACTCTTGAACCACTTGCGTATTCGATTGCGGATTGCAACTGCCCGACGATGTTGGAAACCTCGGTCAAATTGGCCCGAGTAAACGACCGCCCTGCGATGCTGTAACTTGCCCCCGCCACGGCGATTGCCTCAAGACATGCGATATATTTTTCCTGCAAGTTTTGAAGCGTTGCAAGCGGAAGCCCGAAAAAAGTTGAATTTTGCGCCATCCTTGGGCGCTGGTGTCAAAGAAGCCATGCGATAAACTTCCCTCTGCTCATTGTTCCTCGCTGAATATCGAAATCCCGCCAGACCTCGGCTGGCATGGAAACGGAGCGCGTCACGACTGTCCGCCCCTTGGCGTTGGCGTTCTTCTTGCCTTTCGGACGGCCCGCGCCTTTGCGCGGTCCGCCGTGGGTGGTGGGCTTTTTCATGTTAGGCTGCCCGAAAGATTGGTGCCATTGAGTAATTGTCAGGGCGCAGATATTCAAACCCGCTGCAATCTGTGTGGATTTTTGTTTTGGATGTTTTCCCGTCGCGTTGAATCGTTGCCATTTTTGCAGTGCGGTTAATGACAAACAACTGAAAAACGCATTCAAAGTCGCAAACACTGCGGGCGAAATATGTCGTGGCTGGTTTGATTTTTTTGTCGGTGTTCATTTTTTTGTGTTGGTAGTGGCGCGGGGATCGAACCCGCGCCAGGTGGTTTTTTCATTCGCGTGTTTCTTCGCAGTCCCATACGGCAAGGTCGTGAACTATGGAGGGGACGTCGCCGGCGAATGTGTCGTGGTCTTGGCCAAGGTCGGTGAACTGAGCTTCCCAGTTGTCGCCCCAGACGCGGAGGCCTGCGGCGTTGAGCTGGGCGTTGAACCCTGCGGAGATCAGGGCGGTGAGTGCGGATGTTTTGGTTTTCATTTTTTGATTTTCGGTTTTTTGTTTGTTTGGTCAAGTCTGGCGCAGGGGATCGAACCCGCGCCGGGTGGTTTAGATTGAGCGAACAAACTCTGCCTTTGTTTTAGCGGCTTCATACATAGCCACCCACATTGTTGAGTAAGCATAGCCGCAGTTAGAGCCACCGATTACATGCCATCCTTGGTTGTCTTTAAGAACTTCCACTTTTGTTTCGTGGCGGTAGTGGCTTTTTGCGATTTTTGTCCATCCTGTCATCAGTGATTTTGTTTTCATTTTTTGTTTTGGTTTTTTGTTTTCGTCGTTGGCGTGGTGCCTTCGATCTGGAATGACTATCTCACGAACTTGATTTTTCGTCAACAATTATTTTCAAGAAAATGAAATTATTTTTTACCGCCCGCAGAGCCGCATGAACACTAGCTCTGCGGACGCAACCATTTTCGTGACGCCACGAAAATGTTCACTCCCCAATCGGCAAAACTCCCGCGAGCATAGCCGACGCGAGCGCGATGCACTCGCAGTCGAATAGATGGTTCGGCCTCCCGCCGATCCGCACCCAGCGCGACTCCACCTGTTTCGTTTTGGAATTCACGATATCTTTTTTCATTTCGCTAACCATCTGCGCTCGGTAGTCGGTGCTTGCATCCCTTGGAGTTTCCCACTTCGGCATTGCGTCCGGTTGGCGGATTGCGGCGAGCTTGTCCTTTATCTTTTCGTTCGAGTGGAAAAAGTAAAACGCGCGGAGGTTGTCCGATCCAGCGACTGCTGTTTCAATTTTTGAGACAAACTTTTTTACACGCCGCCCGTTGCCGTCGATATGCGAGAAGCCATCTTGCCCCGATCCGTGCGATGCCGTCCAGCCGTTGCGCGCGCATCGCTCGTAAACCAGCGGAGTGTCGTAACCGGCGTCAATGACTACGCTCCGCCCGGGCACGTTGTATTGCAGGCCGAGCGATTCGATGGTCTCCCACGTCAGGATTTTGCCCTCGGATAAAAGCATGGATGAGCCATCCGCACGGAATGCGCGGATGACATACCAAAAATGATCGCGCTGTTTGTCCACGCATAGAAAGCGCCGGTGTTCGCCGTCGATCTTCTGCCCGTCGAGGAAGTCGCTCTTGGCGTAGTCGCCGGCTGTGATCTCCGGCAGGTCGGAAACAATCTCTTCTTGCCACGTCTGCGCCTTGCGCTTCTGAATAAATTGCTTCAGCGGCTCCAAGTTGCCGTTGCCTTTGGCTTCGCTGGCCTCGAGGAACTCTTTCACAATCGAAAACCACGGTATCCACCATACGCCGTAGGCTGGCACTTCAAACGAGCGGTGGCCTCGGACGGGGTTCGGGTTGAGAGCGCGGAATGTTGCAGTATTTGAAAGGTTACGGCGAGTCGCTGCGGTGTCGGGAAATTGCGTTTTGCAATGCTCGCACTCCATGCGCACCGAGTCCTGCACAGCGTCCCAAAGCATCTCCCCCGCTGCGTTCTTCGGTTGCTCAAATTTGATCGCGTCGAACGTGTATCGCTGCCACGCTTGGCAATGCGGGCACGTCCAGCCCCAGACTTCGCGCGTGCCGCTGTCCCACTCGTGCTCCATTTCATCGTTGCTGCTACCTCCCTGCGAGCATAGGAACGTCTTGCGGTTCCAGCGGTCGTGATGTCGGGCTTTCAGCTCCTTGATCATGCCGTCTTTCCAGCGCCACACTTCATCGCCGATGCAATAGCGCATGGATTTTTCTTGCAAGTTCGTCATGTTCGCCCCACCTGCAAACAAGACCATGTGCGGAAAGAATATCGTCGTCTTGCGGAGCGCGTGCCGGTCTTCGGGGAATAATGCGCGGACTGGCTCACACTCTTTGAAAATTGGCAGCAATCGCGACTCCGTCCAATCCTTCACCATGTCGTCAGTCTGCCCCACGAAAAGCGTCGGCCCTGGCTTCTGCGCGACAATGAAGCACGCAAGAGTTTCCATCATCGTTGTCTTCCCCGCGCCGGTGCTCGCGCGGAGAAAGACCTGCGTGGCTTCGTCGTCCGTGACGGCAAGCAAGACATCGTTCATCCACGGCGCGACCGTGCGGTCAAAGCGGCTCGCGCGGTCTGAGTTAGGAAAGCGCACGTGCGCCTCGGCCCAGTCGAGAATCGTCCCGTCGTAGGCGAGTTTGATCCCCTCGGCTGTGCCTGCGCGTTTCGATCCGCTCATTTCATTCCGAAAATTGATTTCAGCGCCTCAACCTGATCATTTGGTTGATCCCGACAATATGGTCCGTCTGACTCAATTTCTCCGTCGAAGTAAGCAACGTCCCACGTCGTCTCAAACATCTTCCGAAGACCGCGCGCGGTCATTGTGACGTTGCCATCGCCGTCGAATGACGGGTTGCGTTTGACATAGATTTTCCAGAGTTGTGAGCGTGTCATGGCTTTTCGAGTTCGTCTTTTATTTCGGAGAGGATTTGTTGCGTGCGCTCGTGCAGCTTCTTTCGCAAGGTCACTTCGTCGAGCCCTGCCAGCGCCCCGCTTGCGTCATTGACAAGCGCGGCGAGCTTGGCGGTGAATACGGCTCCGATCCGGATGCCGTCTTCGCGCACTTGAGCTTTCGGCTCGTAGTCGCCCTTCAGAATCGCGAGTTGCATTTCCAGCTTCTCGCACTCGAGTAGCGCCTTCTTTGTCCGTGCTTCGTTGTAGTCTGCAGGTGTGCGCTCTTCCAAAAACTTTTTGCGCCAGGCGGTCGCCGATTCCACGCTGTCCATCGGCATGCCTTGCTTCATCATCTTGGCGACGTTCTGTTGCGTCATGCCCCATAGCTCCGCGAGTTCAGCCTGCGTAAAAGGTTTCTTTTTTGTGTCTTTTTCAGCCTGTTTTTTACAACTAGGCATTTTTTGCTTATTCATAGGAGAGTTGCGAGAGTTTGGTTACC